TTTAGGAATTCCGTGACCAGTACCTCCGTGCTTAGTACATAGCTCGCACTTCTTACGATAGTATGTTTTACCTGCTTTTTTATAATTTATAGCTGCAGGACGCTGTCCGCATACACATAATGGTCTCATATTGTATTTAGCTCACCTTTTCCGCCCCTTTTGTTGGTGCTTATAGCCATACTTTTGAGTCGGAGATGCTAAATACTGTTAATAAAACACTTTGAAGCTCAACAGGAGAAAAAACATGGCATTATCATCCCCAGGTGTAGAGGTTAAGGTTATTGACGAGAGTTTTTATACTCCGGCAGAACCAGGCACTGTACCTATGATTTTTGTTGCTAGTGCGTCGAATAAAACTAACGGCGCTGGCACAGGTATTGCACCAGGAACACTGGCAGCAAATGCAGGAAGACCTTATTTGGTCACATCACAACGTGATTTGGTAGAAACTTTTGGAGATCCAGTCTTTAAGACAGATAACAATAACAATCCAATTCATGCAGGCGAACTTAACGAATATGGCTTACATGCAGCATACTCGCTACTAGGCGTAAGCAATAGAGCATATGTTGTTAGAGCAGACATTGACTTGGGAGAGCTAGAAGCAAGTTCAGAGCCACCGGCAGCAAATCCGGCAGCAAATACATATTGGTTTGATACGCAAACTACGTCATTTGGTATTTTTGAATGGAACGGTTCTGCTGTTACATCACCAAATGGACAAAGTTTTGGAAACAAAGTTCCAACAGTTATTACAGACGAAACTAAGTTAGTAGGTAACTCAGCAGGTAACGCACCTAAAACATCTGTTGGCGCTATTGGCGATTACGCTGTTGTTGCTACAACTAGTTTAAACAGACTTTATTACAAAAATTCAAGCGGTGCATGGACCGAAGTAGGTTCTGATGCTTGGAGAAAGAGCTGGGCTGTAGCAAGAGGAACAATTAGTAACCCAACGTTTACTATTGGTGATACACTAACTGTAGAAGTAGCTGGTACTGCTGTAGGAACACTTACACTAACTTCAACAGATTTTGTAACTGAGTTTAATGCATTTGGTGCATCAGACGGACTTAGTGCTAAAATTGTTGATGCAGCTGTTGAGTTCTATAACGAAGGAACTGGCACTGTTGAATTTACAGGTGGTACATTAGTTGGCATTATTGGTGTAGATAGCACTAAAGAATATAAGCCAGTAGCACTTAATATTGCTCCACACACATTGCCGCCAGAATACAAAAGAGTTGGTTCAACTGACTTAGGTAATCCAACTGGCTCATTATGGGTTAAAACTACACAACCAAACTTAGGTGCTCGTTGGAGACTATTTAAGTTTAATGGCGAAACACTATTATGGGATAACGTTGATGCACCAATTTATGCAAACGGTCATGCAGCACTAGAAAAACTAGACAAAGCAGGCGGTGGTGTAAATCTAGCAACAGGTTCAGCATATGTTAAGTACAATGTTGCTGAAGGCGATCTTGTAGGCGACTTTAAAATCTTTAGACGTGTCTCAGCAGGCGAAACTACTATTACGTCAAAAATTATTACAGCATCAGGAACTGGTACAGTTACAGCAGGTGATTACACACTTACTATCCAAGAAAGTACTCAGGGCGATGCAGCACTAAGTAGCGGAACAGGTGTTGCTGTACTAGGTATTTTAGGTAATAGTGCAGGCGATGCAGATACAATTGCAGGAGCAATTAATACTGCAGGACTTGTTAACGTAACAGCAGAAGTTGACGGTAATAACAGAGTTATTATTAAGCATAAACTAGGTGGCGAAATCCGTATTGCTGATCCAGATGGATTACTTGCAGCTATGGGAATGTCGGCTTATGTAAGTGCAACTACAGGTACACCAAACTTGTATACAGCACCAGCAGGCGATACAGCAAATGATTACCTTGTAAGTCTTTGGAAAGCAACAAATGCCACAGGCGGCGCTTTTGCTATACCATCAGATGATGCTCCAACAGCATTAACTGAAGACGGTGCATTATGGTATAATTCAATTGTAGATGAAGCAGACATTATGATTCATAATGGTGATACATGGGTTGGCTATCAGTATGATGGCATTTCAGGTGTTTCCGGATTTGCATCACCATACTTTGATGCCGATGATGCTAAAAAGACTGATCCAAACGGACCTATTGTAGCAGCTAGTGAACCAGAATTACAATCAGACGGTACAGCACTAGTAACTGGAGATATTTGGATTGACACATCTGACTTGCTAAATTATCCAACAATTTACAAGTACAATGATCAAACTAAAAAGTGGACATTAATTGACAATGGCGACCAAACTACTGAAGACGGTATTTTGTTTGCTGATGCACGTTATAATACACAGGGATCAAACAGTGACGAAGCAGGCGAAATTACAGCACTATTAACAAGTGACTATTTAGACCCAGATGCTCCAGATCCAGCACTATATCCAAAAGGTATGTTGTTATTCAACTTACGCAGAAGTGGATTTAATGTTAAGAAATTCGTACGTAACTACATTGATGTTAACGGCGACAACGAGCGTTATAACGATCAACCAATGAATGATGTTACACCTTATTATCCACACCGTTGGGTAACGGAGTCAGGTAACCAAGCAGATGGTTCAGGTAGCTTTGGACAAGTTGCACAACGTAAAGTTGTTGTACAAAGTCTACAAGCAATGCTAAACAGCAATCAAGATATTCGCGATGATGAATCAAGACTATTTAATATGATGGCGTGTCCAGGATATCCAGAACTAATTGGTGAAATGATTACCCTAAATTATGATAGAGGCCTAAGTGCATTTATTGTTGGTGATTCGCCAGCAAGACTAACACCTGATGCAACTTCATTAAACGAATGGGGAACAAACGTTAACCTTGCAGTTGAAGATAACGAAAAAGGTCTAGTATCAATGGACGAATACATGGGTGTATTTTATCCATGGGGCTTTACAAGTGACAACTTTGGTAACAATGTTGTTGTTCCACCAAGCCACATGATGCTACGTACTATGGCATTGAGTGATCAAGTTAGCTACCCATGGTTTGCACCAGCAGGTACAAGACGTGGTGGCATTACTAATGCTACAGCAACAGGATACATTGATGCTGAAGGCGAATTTAAGAGTATTTCACTTAATGAAGGACAGCGTGATACGTTAGCTGGAATTAGTGTTAACCCAATTACGTTTATTACAGGATCTGGATTAGTTAACTTTGGACAAAAGACTCGTGCAAGAAATGCAAGTTCTTTAGACAGAATTAACGTAGCAAGACTTACAGTTTACCTACGTGGACAATTAGAACTACTTGCAAGACCATACTTGTTTGAGCCAAATGATAAGATCACACGTGATCAAGTCAAAGCAGCAGCAGATGCTCTATTACTTGAATTAGTAGGACTAAG